ATGGCGACTGTTGTGCCTACTGGTAGCTGTTGAGAGCCTATATCACCTACATTCATGTCCGCAATTGACGCAAAACGTCTTCCAGAGTCAATAATAGTGCCTAATAACTGACTTAATACGTTACTTGGCTCTTTATACGGTAAAGGCATCAGTGCATCTCTGATAATACCACCTGGAACGTCAACATCTCTAAATTCACCAGGTCTTAGTGGCTCATCTTCGCCTTGTATCCTCATTCCACGTGCTTTAAACCCTGCTGGTAGGTTACTTAGCGTACCCGCGTCAACTAATTGACGTAAAATTGATGTAGCGGACTTAGTTAGTCCTCCAATCATGTGAA